TTAACAATTTCGATGGTCGCCTTTGCCATATATTTCAGGCCCGTGAGTTCCCATTTCACGCTGATTACACCATTAACAATTTCTCCGGTATCGGCGTCAATAACTTTTGTATTCAATCCCGCTCCATCTGAAATTATTTTGATTCTCATGCCACCGCCTCTTTCTTTTGCCCGATGTCAGCTCCAACCGTATCAGCATATTGCGTGACGGCCGCGAGAAACTTCAAGGCACTCTGTTCCCATGTGAAATCACGATGAATGATCTCGCTCATCTGCTTGCCCCGCTTGAGAGCTTCGTCATACCCGTAATAAATCTGCTCCATCCTTTGGAAAATAGATTGATAGTCTGCATGTGCCGCGTCAGTTTCATGGTCAAGCTCATTCTTCCCGCCGACTTTCTTCATCGTTCGCACATGCCCGAACTTCCATTTGACAGGGTATGAATACCGCTTGTCCATAAACTCGCATGGTCCGCTCCATGGCGTATAGATGCACGGGAGCCCGGTCGCGGCGGCCTCAATCAGTGTAAGCCCCCACCCCTCGCCCATACTCGGGAGAATAAAAGCATGTGCGTCGTAGTAAATATCGCGCATGGGAATTCCGGTGGTGCTCCTCGGGTCAACCATGATATTCCATTCCGGCTTGAATTGGTATTCATCCCCGGCCTTGATACCTGACGATTTCATGTAAAGCCGCGTGCGCCCGCTCTGAATAAGGTCAGGATGTTTTACCATCCACATTGTCCATGCTTGGCCCAGGTGCGCGAACCCTTTACGCAGATTCGGCGCGCCTACCCACAAGAATGTAAACGGCTTTCCATGTTCAGGTGCTTTCCGCTCATGGTATTTGTAAAGCTCTGTGTCGCACCCTTCATGGACAACATATATCGGTTTTTTTGTGTACTGCCTGAATAAGTCACGGTTTTGCCGACATGGGACGATGATCGCATTAGCCTTGTTGATCGGTTCAACCCAGCTCGGGGGAAGCGTGACACATTCGTACATAGAGTACAAAAGATTTCGCTTCCCCGGAATCGGTTTGAAGTTTACCGCGGGTGTAATATGCACGGCAACGTCAGAGGCAAAAGTATTTTCGACGCCGAGCTTGTCCAGGGCAGCCCGCAGACTTCGGTAATGCACAGAGTACCCATAAGCATTACCCATCGCGGTATTAAGACTATTCCCCCAGAATAAGCGAATCATATCACCGCCCCGGCCGCCTGGCGGACAAGCACCGAACTATGCGACTTATTCCCGGCTATAAACTGCATGTCGATTCCATATTTTTTACAAACTGCCGTTTCCGGTGTGGGCAATTCCTCGCGGCATGATCGGTCCCCGCCATTTATGAAAATATCTGGTTTCAATTTCGACAAAGTCTCGCAGACCGTATCGTCATTATCGATACAGTCAACGACCGTATAAACGAATCGGCAGGATTTCAAAATATGTTTCCGCATCTCGAACGGCATGAACACATAGCCCTTTTTCCGCTTTAGCCATTCGTCGGAATTGACTATTACATGAAGAAGCCCAAGCCTCGACGCTTCCTCGAAAAGAATCACATGCCCGTCATGCAGGGGATCGAACCCACCCGACACCGCGACGATCTTCTGCCTGGCGTAATCGTCTTCATAGCGGATAATGTCATCTTCACTTAAATTGTCGCCTTCCCAAACCTCAAGTATATCAAGCTGGTCAGTCCCGATGTTTTCAATTCGATGTTTGAGACCGCGGCTTATAATCTGCTTCTCCCCTTCACGCTTGTACATTTCCATATTGTCGATTGTCACCTTGGCTTCGCCGCTCATAATGAACCAATATTCATTTCGGTAGGTGTGAGATTGCAGGCTCGTTCTCCGGCCCGGATTGATTGTCAATCGTTTTGACCTGAATGTCTTTGAATCGGTGAGTATTTCGTAATACCCCCAAGGTCTGTCCATTCTTTCAACGCTTTCAAAAAAGGGGCGGCGATAAGACCGCCCCTCGTTTTCATTCATCCCCCTTATCGGGAATATTGATCAGCTTCCGGCGGACACAATCGCCCCGGCGTAATTCTTGAGAGCGTTTGCGAACGCGAAACGGCTCTGCAAGGTAGCCTCGACGATATGCGGCCCCTTTGAATATGGGTTAAGCCACAGGCTCATTGTATTGAGCCGTTCCCCGATGATGAACTGCCGATAAAGGTCAGTCAGCACGGCGAGCACGCCGCCTGCGGCTGTCGCCGAGGTTGCGTAGGTCGGTTTTCTCACCGGATAACCGGCGAGAATGCCGGGCGCTCCACCCGAGAAGTCCGGGATGAAGATCGGCCGGTCGTTGGTGTCCTTCAACTTGTAGAAGTAGGTCCAGAGCACCGCGTGATTGATGTACCACTTGTGTCCGCCACCGCCGAAGTATTGACCGGGGATTTTCCCGATGATTCCGGGAAGATCGGTCCAGAGCAAAGCGGAGAAGTTTGTCGAAGTCGCGGCGAACACCTGCGAATATCCGTAGCTCTTGAATACCCCAGAGGCCAGAGCGGCCACGCCGTCATCGATGAATACGCAGGAATCGACGCCCTGCCCGAGTGCTTCCATGAACTGATCCGTTAGCCAGGCGATAATTCCGCCAGGCACCGCGTTGTCATTCATGAGTTCGGAGGCAATCGCGACCGACCCATCAAGGTTGATGGCCGTGAGAGTCACCTCGGCCAGCGTGGCGCTGGTTCCGGTAGCGGCCGATGCTTCCGTCCGTTTCCCGATTGACACCTTGGCAAGCTCGGACGGTATCGTCATCTTGTCGGATGTCATGGGGATCATGCGGCAATCCTGCAACGCAACCGAGAAATCCCGGATGTATGCGAGAATATCCATCCGCTGTTCGGTCGGCGTCACATATCCGCCGAGTGCGTCAGTGCCTTCGACCATGACCGCTTTCGCAGACATGGCGGGATTGATGCTCCCATCCGGCATGAGCCCGGCCTTGGCGAGCATCCAGGCCATATGCGCGGCCACTTTCTCGACCCGTTCATCGCCGAGCTCTTTTGAAATTCGCTGGAGGCGGGGAAGCATCTTGAACCCGGCGACAGCTTTCTTGATCTTGAACCCGCACACTTCGTCACCCGACATCACTTTGATGGACGGCTCGACGACCACCGGGGCAACCTTGGCGGCGGCATCGCGGGCTTTCACCTCAGCGTCAGCCGTAGCCTTGGCCGACAATTTGGCGGATTCCTCTTCCCGGATCGCGGTGATGAGCTCGTCGTTGAGCTTCTTCACCTCTTCCGGGTCGCTGGCGTTCTTGATCGCCAGTCTAAGTATTTCAACCTTGGACATATAGTCTCCTTATCGTAAGTATCTATCGGCAAGCATCGACGCTTTTTCCTTTTCCGACAGACCGGGCATCGCCCGCAAGTCGTACTTTGTGATCGCCTCGATTGCTTCCTCGATATTTGTAGTCGCCCTTCCGGCGGCCTTCAATTGTTTGATGAACTGCGCCCCGTAGTTTGCGGGCACAGGTGTAATCGATGTTTCAATAAGCTCGAAATTCTTTATACGCCGAATGAGTTTTCCTTCCGGCGTATTCTCTTCGAGCGATTCCCTGACGTACCCGCCAATGGACGCGAACATCGGGAAATCGTTATCGACCAAATACTTGATTTTTTCGGCGAGAGGCAACTCCGCGAACTTGATATCAAGCTGGAGCCCGGTCTCAGGAACGATGCGCCCATCGACTGCCTTGCCGACCGGGAGTGTATCCTCTCCGCTCGCGTTCCAGTTGATCCATGAGTGATTGTAAAGGATCGTCGGATGGACACCCAAAAACTCACCCAGGTTTTTGAATGAAGTCGGCTCGGTGATATCGTTTTGCGAATCGAGCCGGTTGGTCGAAGCCCAAAGAGTGTACACCCCGTCCGCCTTGCTCTTCTTGATCGTCGCTTCAAGACATTTCTTCAACAGTTCAGCCATTATGTCATCCTCCCCGGATCATAGACCGGCATAAAATCGCATCGGCAATTAATAATTTCCCCGGCATCATTACATTCAGGATCATTCGGGCGCTTAAGCATCGCCCCGCCGGTCGTGATGAATGATCCGCCGCGCTGAACCGTCACGCCATCAAGATCATCATGGGTATCTCTCACCCTATCGTCACGGCTGGTAAGCCACTCATACCCAAGCGGTTCGGTTTCTTCCGCCGCCAGGAATCGAGCGTCAGAGTACGCGCCGTTCGTTTCCGTCCGCGCGATTGTCTTTGCATTCGACTTGAGTGCGTTTATATCGTCTTTCAAGGATTCCCTCAAGAGCTTCGCGGCCTGCTCTTCGCCAAGCCCGCCCTCAAGCCTCTGTTTTATCACGTCCTGGATGGTTTTCTTGATGCGCGCCCTGGCCGTCTCGTTGGAAATCGTCACCTTGGACACGCGGTCCAATAATGCTTTGGCCGCTTCGGGACTACCCGGATTGAAGGCAGCGTCACGGATAGATGTTCCGCCAACAGCCGCCGCCCGCTTGCAGTAATCTTTGACGATCTCTTCGAGCTTTTCATCGTCGAAAATGTCCTCGATGTCTTCCGGGTCGATGAGCGCCTTCCCGGCCGCCTTTGTCACTGCATCATCTGACAGATCGCTCTTCCCGATGAGCTTGAAAATCTTCTTGCCGCACGCGAAGAAATAGGCGCTTACCTTTTCCGCGCAGGCACTTTCGATATGCGTAACGCCCTTCCGAAGCCGCTTCCATGTCGCGGCGCGCGCGGCCTTGGCAATCTCTGCCGGGTTAACATAGCTTTTAGCGTCTTCGTCAGGGTTCCCTGCGTCCGGTTCCTCCTTTTTCGGTTCGTTGGCCGGCGGGATAACAATCGGGGCAGGTTCAACCTTCGTCCTGTCTCCCCAGGGCCTTGGGTCAAAGGGAAGACCGAGTTTGTCGATAAGTTCGTTTGACGTGAACTCGCCAGTATCGAAGAGCGTCACGAATTGCTCGATCTTCTCGGCGTTAAGTTTTGACAGCGCCTCAATACCGGATCGGTCGAACTCGCAATAAAGCTCAAAGGGATAGAATAACTGCCGATTGAACGTTTCCTCAATCAATTTCTGCTCAGGGATGAGTTGCGTCGTCCAGAACTGCCGGTCCTGTGACAGCGCGGTCGCGTAGTTCACGTCTTCGTAAATTGACAATACCGTCTTTGGAACCCCGATGATCATACAAATTTCATCACGGGTGAACTTCCGTTGTTCAAGGAAATCCATGTCCTTCTGCGTGATCGCCTGAATCTGCGAGGTGATACCGCCCCGGAGTACCTGCGCTTTGTGAGTATTCTCGATTCCCTCGCGCTCGTTCTTTACTGCGAGCTTGAAAGCGTCGATGTCGCGCTTAGATGTCCCCGGTGGGATGGTATAGGTAATCGGCGGCCTGGCGTCGCCCTCGAAGAATCTGGCATTATACCGCATGGCATAGAACTCTGTTTCGAGCGTGAGCTTGGATGCATCAAGCGGTGACAGCCCGATAATCTGGTCATATGGATTGAAGTACTTTCCATGGATCATGTTTTCGCGCAGAATGTTTCGCTTGATCTTGCCGTCATCGTACTTGTACCCAAGCCATTCACCGCGCTCTGTCACCCAGGACGTTATAAAACTCGCGCTCCGCAGATGCAGGAACATCGGCGCGCCCTTGTGTTTCTCCTCCGACTTCTCGACGAAGAAATTCCCTTTGAGGTTGAGCCATGAACTTGTTCCTTCGATGAACGACCGATAGTTATTCAGCGCATTCGGTTTTTCAAGCAGGTCAACCCAGAATCCATCCTCAATCAGCTCTTCGGTTTTCCAGTTATAAACGCGAAGCGGACATTGAGCGATGTTCTTCGCGCGCGCGCGAACACAGGCGTATAGCACGGCGATTGACCGATAGGCATTATTGAGATTGAGTTTTGAGGACCCGCCGCCAAATACGTCAGGATAGAGCTGAATCAGAATTTTATCGGAAGTCGGCGTGCCTGCCTTGGAAATAACGGAAGACACTATCTCGGGATTTTTCGTGAGAACACGCTCAAGGAATCGTGCGA